CCCCTGTGGTCTCTGTAGCCCCTGTGGCCCCTGTGGCCCCTGTGGCCCCTGTGGCCCCTGTGGCCCCTGTGGCCCCTGTGGCCCCTGTGGCCCCTGTGGCCCCTGTGGCCCCTGTGGCCCCTGTGGCCCCTGTAGAAAAGAAATTACAAGAAACTCTCGTAGTTGACACGGAGCGCAGTGTAGATTTCACTGGGATAGATTCTATATTCGGAACAAGTGGAGAAGCCGAATTACGAGAAACAAAAGAAGATAATGATGAATTCAAGATAATAGGTGAACTGGAAGATCTAGATCTCGATGAAATAGAGGAAATCGATAAACAATCTGTTTCTCCGATTCCATTGACTGCAGATGATTATGAGTCAATATAATGCGTTATACTAATGTTTTTTTTCTAAAACTCCCCCTCAGAAGTTAACAAATGTCTATGGACTTACTTATTTGGATTGTAATTGGTGGCCTAGTAGTATGTGGAATTAGTTCTGGATTATTATATTATATAAATGAAACACCATCATCAAAGCAACTATCGCGTGATTTCTTAATAGGTGCAATCTTCACTGGATTTCTACATCCACTTATTCCCGATACCTTTGATGAAGTTAAGAATATAATAGGTTCTACGGCTGGTGATTTACAAAAGAGTATTGTTAATACTAATACCGATCTTTCAGATCCAAATGTAAAAGTTGGTCCTGCTAATTTTTAATAAGAAACACATTTATATTTAGACCGCTGGACATTTCAAACGGGCACCAAGCAAAGACTGCCTTCGGCAAAATAGGCTTGAAACTTGTTTTGAAATGTCAAGCGGTCTAAGAGTTACTTTCAAAATGTAAGTAACTTTTAAAGATTCGTAATTGTATTAAATACCTCCATTCCGGCACATTAAATGATAAGTAAATATTAAGTAGATAATGGCGTATAATAATACGCGAAAATGGACAAAAGAGCCATCATATACAAAATGGATTGAAAAGGTTATGAAACATCGTAAAAAATCCAGGAAATCAAATAAACCAGATCCCCAAGTTGATTTATGTGATTCAGAAAGAGGATTCTGCACTGGACATAAGGAAATTCCTCGACGTCTGATGCCCCAGATATATAATACACGTCGTTTTGCTAGAGCCATAAAAAGAAAATACGGTATCAAGAGTCATATGCAAATGGTGAGACCAGATTCATTAATTCCTTCACAGGAGGAAATTAAGAAATCTGTAGTTCATAAAATCGGCGATGCAATGGCAAAAGGAAAATACAAGGACACTCCTATTGTTATTTCAAAAAATAAACACGTTATAGACGGCCACCATAGATGGGCTGCCAGAAAGAAATATGCGCCTACTAAGAAAATCAGAGCTCTAGTCGTTCATAAGAAAGCAATGGATGTTCTGGGAGTCGCTGCAGCTGAGGGACAGCCTAGAGAGTCTTTCTAGTAGTAAGAAATGTATCGTTTGTTTACGAGCATTAAAAATATTGTTAGTTTTTTCCTTTACTTTTGCTCTATTTTACAGCTTTCTAAAAGTTCAGTAATTCTTTCAGATACTTTGTCCCATATACTTTCTCCTGATTCTTGATCCATTCGTTTATATGTAATTTTACCAGTATGAGGGTCTAAATTCCATGTTGAAGTATAATCATTGTCGAGTAGTCCAGCGGCAAGAGTAATATAATTTTCAGTAAATGCAGTACTTTCGCCACTGACATCATCAATATTGCTAGGCATTACAGATTGTTTGCCTTCTTCTTTTTTTTCAAATTCTTCAATTATTTTTTCTATAACAAGTTTCGTATTGAATTTCCACTGCCCACCACCCCGTTGTTGTATACTGTACTTTTTCCTCAGTTTTCTATTTGCCACTTTAGCAGTCACATGATTTCTACTCTTGCGTTTGGAAGTTAAACCACGCTTATATTTTTTCATACCCATAATATCTAATATAATCATTTATTATTTTCAAAGAATTCTGCAATTTATTATTATACTGATAAAATAAGATATGGATTGTTGTTCTCCAGATGTAGGAGATTGCCAAAAATGTCATCCTGAGCTTTGGATTCAAAAGGGTGGATCATATTGCAATTGGATTCCAAAGAAGCAAAATGAGCAAAAGAAACAAAGAAAAACAAGGTCTAACAGAAAAGCGAGTAAACTTTCTCACCCTCGGGCAGTTCAAAAGGGGACTCGCAAACAAACTTTGTAAATAAAGGTTTCTCTAATTGTTCCCTGGGCACAGCACCCTTTACTTTCTGTGCAATTACACAATATAAATCAAACCCGGGATACCTCTCAGACTGGTCTGTATCCCATAAAACATTACGGCCATCATCATCAATCAGCCATGACCACAAAACATTGAAGAGTTCAGATACAGTTTCTCGCTGTACTCTTCCATCTTCAGAACTTATTATATCTCCATCTTCCTTATCCGCAGGGGGATTCTCTAAGAAAAGAGCCTCAATAATACTAACAGAAAGGCGGCATAAATCAAAGGATGGATTTGGATAGACTCTTGGTTCTTTAGGATTATAAAAAGGGCCAAAATTATACTGTGTCCCTGCCTCATTTTCAGGCAAATAATCATCGCTCACACACAGAGTCCCATTATGAGTGAAAATAGCACGACCAAAATCTATAATACGAAAGAGTTTTCCATATGTTGGGACTTTCCATTTCCTTCCGTCATTTGTCTTATAAAAGAGAAATTCCGCATCAGTCTTAATCCAGAGAATATTATTACTATGTAAATCGTTGTGTGTCATTCCCCACACGCTTTGAATCTGACAGAGTGCAGCAATAACTTGAAAAAGCCATGCTGTCCATCTGTCCTCCCAGGACTGAGTGCCTATTTCCGCATCCATTTCAGGGTTTCCATCTTTCAATAGAGAATCCATTGTATCAGTATTTGTTTCCAGGAACATAAGCATTGTGGGGAAATCAGAAATCCCAGCGAAAAATTTATATTCTTCACCAATTTCATCTGATTCATCTGATCCATCTGATTCATCAGAATTACTAGATCTATCTAAATCATCAGATGCAGTTGTAATTGATGCAGAACGAATGGATCCTGAAAATTCAGAATGATTTTGTTTACTATAAAATTCAGATAAAGAACTGGAACTTTCTGATCCAGAAGAATCTGATTCCAGAAGATCTTCTTCGGGTGAATCAATGAGCGGGTCATCAGGTTTCAAAGGTGTATTACCTTTAAAGGCAATCAACTTAAAAACACCTTCCTTCTGACGTTTCCAAAACCAGGATTCAAAACGAATCTCGGGATAATCATCTGTAATATTGTAATAATACTGCTTAGCAATAGCCAAATAAGCACCATAGAATAAAGAGAAATGCGGGGAATGACCTGCTTCTCTTAATTTACTCAATAAGTAACATGCTAATCCATCAACGTATGCTTGATTATTTGGATCATGTATCTTACTGTAAAGCTTGGCTGATTTTTTACCAGGAGAAGGAAGGGCCGGATGTTGAGAAATAGGATAATCACCTTGGATCATCTTATTTGCATCCAGAATGTGTGTTATTTTACAAAATCCAGAAATATCTTTTATTTCATTTGTAGCCTTACCATCCTTGAAAGATTGTATTCTACCGGAAAAGGGACCAGACCGTAAAGGAATATCTCCTAGAAAAGAATCAAGATGCCATTTATGATCAAATCTGAGAAAAGGACTTGATTTATTTGATTTGGCGAATTGAATCATTCCGGGATATGTTGTTTGAAGAGGCTTAAATTGCGTTTCAAGGGCTGCGTGAAAATCAAGGGGGGGGTTAATTTCCCAGATTTCTGGATTTGGTAGATCCATTGTTTGCAGCGACGGATATGGAGAGGACATTACTTTAGGAGAGGTGGTAAATATTAAAAAAATGACGCATAACTATTAAATGGAAAATGTGTATGAAGTTTAGTGTAGTTAAAAATAAAAATATTAAATAGATGGAAGGAGAATACAGGAATCTGTATGAAAGGCTTAATAGATTAACTGATGAACAAATAAAAACTTATTTTAGAACTTTATATAATGAAAATCTTAAAAATTTCCATGACTTTTTAAGAACTCAAGCACCTAAAATGCCAGGAGAATTAAATGAAGTTTTTTTAAAAAGGATAGATAATGATAAGGTATATAAAAATCTTATTTTAGTTATGCAAGAACGTGCTAAACAGGGTCAGGGTCATAGAAGATCAGAATCCCCCACAGGTGTTTCAGAAATATTAAGAAAAGGTTTAATATCAAACTTAAGTACTGCTCTATGTTTTGAAGGTGGAGTATCCCTAGGACCAGAAGATATACTTAAGGTAATTTCATATTTCAATATACTGAATTTAACTAAAGGTATAATTGTAGAAACTGTTAAAAATGAGGCTGGTGTAAGACATATAGAGAATTTACAAAGGACAGGGCAAACACGCAATGATCTTGTTGCTATTATTGCAGGAACCTCGGATCATACTGGTGGTCACGCTCAAGCATTTGTAAGAGTTATGGATAGCTGGTATAATGTTGATGGTGATGGTCATGCTACATTTAGATTTAGGCCGAACGGACAGCCTACATGGAGTATGATAGGTGATCTGGCAGGTAGGCCAGTAATTAGAATGATATATTGTTATATAAGTATTTTGCCTACTAGTTTACAATTTAATTATGATAACGATGCGAGAATTACAAGGGCTGTAGGATTGTTGCATGGAAATCAAACTTTTTCACAAAGTGGACGAGGATCTTGTGTTGTAGATTCTATTGCTTCTAGTTTATTTTTTGCAAATGGATATAGGCATATAATGTATGAAATTTTAAAGAGGGAAGGAACATTAAATGTTAAACTGCAAGATGGAACTACTACACCATATCCACATTATAGTTTATATAGATTGATTTCAGAAAATGCGGCAAAATTAATGGGTGCAGATGATACGACTCTAAATTATATGTTAATTTTAATAACAACTTTTATTAAAGATAACTTTTTTTTAGAGCGCCCTTATCAATCAATGATAACAACAAATATAGATTCAATACCTAGTCCTACTATGGCGGATAGAAATAATCGGAATTTTTTTTATGGGAAAGATACAACCGGACAAATGGTAATATCAGAAAATTTAGCAGAAAAGGTTTTAGAATTTATTGCTGGTTCTTTAATACGTTTCTACTTTATAATAACTAATGTAAGTATAAGGGGTGCTTCAGAAGCTAATCTTTCGAGTGGGGTAGGTATTGAGTATAGAGCACATGAACTAGCTCGTATGCAGCAGGAGGCAGCTGCTGCAGCTGCTGCAGCACAGCAACCGCAAGGATTGCCATTTGACCAGATGGTAGCAGCAGGACGTGGGTGGTTTGGCGCATCATTTATGCCTCCTCCAGTGCAGCAGCCAGCAGGGTTGTTAGGCGCATCATTTATGCCTCCAGTGCAGCAGCCAGCCCAACTGCTGGTCCCACGTAATGGGGCTGTTGATCCTTTACAATCTTTATATCCTGGACGTGGATTTGGATTTGGTGCTAAATCTTCTGTATTTGGTAGAAACAATACAAGAGGCAAAGCACGTAGCGCATCAGGAAACAAATATACAAGGCATAATGGACGCAAGGCAACCCGATCAGGAAATAAACGATCAGGAAATAAACGATCAGGAAATAAACATAAAAATAAAAAATAGAGAAGGCAGCAGATAATATAAATACGTTTATTCCTAGTAAAAATAAAAACTAGTCCATTAGTTCTCCTATGGCCGCCTCTGCTGCAATGAATTTACAGTTAAAGAAGTTTAGTATGGCCCAGATTCCTGAAGACGCAGTTTGTATTTTTATTGGACGTCGTAGAACTGGTAAATCAACACTAGTGCGTGATGTGCTCTTTCATCATAAGACAATCCCCCTCGGCACAGTAATTAGTGGAACTGAAGAATCCAATGATTTCTACAAGAAAATGGTTCCTCCACTTTTCATTCATGGCGCATATTCACCACTAATTGTCCAGAATTACGTAAATCGTCAGAAACTCATTATGAAGAAAATCATGACGGAGCAAAATGGAGGCGGACAATCCCGGATAGACCCAAGATCATTTCTAATTCTGGATGACTGTCTCTACGATGACACCTGGACACGAGACTTGAATATTCGCTATCTTTTCTTAAATGGCCGCTGGGTAAAAGTATTTTTCCTGATTACTATGCAATATCCACTGGGTGTTCCACCTGTTCTGCGAACAAACGTCGATTACGTGTTTATCCTACGCGAACCATACATGAATAACCGCAAACGCATCTATGAGAATTATGGATCTGCTTTCCCATCCTTTGAATTCTTCTGTCAAGTCATGGATCAGTGCACTACAAATTACGAATGTCTTGTTGTAAGCAACAACACACAGAGTAATAAATTAGAGGATATTATTTTCTGGTATAAGGCTGAGATTCACGGAGATTTCCGTATTGGTGCACCTGAATTCTGGAGTCATAGCGCTGCTCATTATATTGAAGCAGATGCAGCAGAGACAAATAAATATGATCCATCTGCATCCGTCAAACTAAAAGGTCCACAAATTACAATTAGAAAAACACATTAGGAATAATATTCAGAGTTAAGAGATTGTCCAATCTATGAGAAAATATGACTTGTTTATATCAGGTTCTATTTTCGAATCAATAAATCTGGCCTGAATTATATTTTGTATAATGGGAATTGCTTGCAATCTAATGCTATTATAATCAATATTTGGAATTTTCAGTAAAGGTTCCTCATTTATTTTTTCAACTGGAAAATCTATAAAATGAATATGTCTAGTTTGCCCAAAATTATTTAAAAGAACACCTTTAATCCCATTTATAATACCTTCTACATGATAATTTACTAAAAATTCCAGTATCTTTTCACGAGTAATATTTATAAACAAGGTCACTAAATTATTAGGACTTCTATTTAATTCTACTTTTGTAATAGTTGTAGGTTCACTATAAATATTAGAATTGTAATATGCATATTTTGGTATAGTTGCACCAGTAACTCCTGTTGCTCCTGTTGCTCCTGTAGAACTAGCAGTTCCATTAACACCAGTTGCACCAGTAAATCCAGTTGATCCTTGTGGTCCAGTAGAACCAGATCTACAAAAAATTGTAAAATAAAATGGTAATTGACTGGGTTTAGCAGATGATGTTAAATTAGACAAACTTGTATATAAATATGTGTTATTATCATCTGGATCAATAACTAAATCATTAAATTTATATGTATTTAGTGAAGCCCATGGTCCTCTAAAATTATAAACGGTTCCTGTATGCCCAGTTGTTCCAGAAAATCCAGTTGTTCCAGAAAATCCAGTTGATCCTGTTATACCAGTTTCTCCACGGTTAATAAATATTAGAAAAGAGTTAGGTAGATTACTTGGAGCACTGGATACATTACCATATGCAAAATATTGATCAACAATACAAATATATGTATTGTTATTATTCTGATCAATGACTAAATCATTTTTAGAATAGATAACTGTGTTTGAAAATATTCCACGTGAAATAAATACAGTTCCAGTTGCACCAGTAACTCCAGTTGCTCCAGTAACTCCAGTTGCACCAGTTGAGCCCCTGGAAATTAATTTTTTCCAGTTTTGATTCAGAGATGGGTTAACATTAGTTAAATCTACAGCAAGACATATATAGGTATTATTATCTAGAGGATCTATTACAGAATCAGACTCATAATAAGGTGTAGAAGGTGTAGGAGGTGCCCACATACCTTTAAAATCAATTATAGTTCCATCTTTTCCAGTAAACCCAGTAAATCCAGTGAATCCAGTGAATCCCGTTGAGCCAGTTGATCCAGTTAAACTAGAAGATCCAGGCGTGCCTGTAAATCCAGTAAATCCTGTAAATCCTGTTGAGCCTGTAAATCCGGTGCGACCACTAAATCCAGTAAATCCAGTAAATCCTGTAGAGCCTGTAAATCCGGTACGACCACTAAATCCGGTAAATCCAGTAAATCCTGTAGAACCTGTAAATCCAGTTGAGCCTGTAAATCCCGTAATACCACTGAATCCGGTAAATCCAGTAAATCCTGTAGAACCTGTAAATCCAGTTGTTCCTGAAAGTCCCGCTGTTCCCGTTGATCCAGTTGAATTAGCACTTCCAGGTTGACCAGTTGCACCAGTAAATCCGGTTGTTCCCGAAAACCCCGTTGTGCCTGTAGATCCAGTAACTCCTGTAAAACCAGTAAATCCTGTTGTTCCTGAAGACCCTGTTGTTCCTGTAGATCCAGTAACTCCTGTAGAGCCAGAAAATCCGGTTGTTCCTGAAGGCCCGGTTGTTCCTGTAGATCCAGTAACCCCTGTAGAGCCAGTAAATCCAGTTGTTCCTGAAGCTCCTGTTATTCCTGTAAAACCAGTAAATCCTGTGAATCCAGTAGAACCAGTAAATCCAGTTCTTCCTGAAGCCCCCGTTGTTCCTGAAGGCCCCGTAAATCCGGTGAATCCAGTAGAACCAGTAAATCCCGTTGTTCCTGAAGCCCCCGTTGTTCCTGAAGGCCCCGTAAATCCGGTGAATCCAGTAGAACCAGTAAATCCAGTTGTTCCTGAAGGCCCCGTAAATCCTGTGAATCCAGTAGAACCTGTAAATCCTGTGAATCCAGTAGAACCTGTAAATCCTGTAAAGCCTGTGAATCCAGTAGAACCAGTAAATCCTGTAAATCCTGTAAATCCTGTAAATCCTGTAAAGCCTGTAAAGCCTGTAAATCCAGTAGAACCAGTAAATCCTGTAAATCCTGTAAAGCCTGTAAAGCCTGTATTACCAATGGTTTCAATAATAACTGTTATATTTGCAGAAGAATTGATAAATGAACCATCCATTGAATATGCAGAGATTAGATTATTTCCTACACCCACTGTTGTTACGATTCCCGAATTATTTACAGTAGCCACCTTATCATCTGAAGATAACCAAAAAATTGTCTGAATACTAGAATTTACTGGGCTAATTGACGAATTTAATTGAAGTGATTTACCTAAATATATAATAGGATTAGAAGGAGAAACGGTAAGAGAAGTTACTGGTATTGCTGGTGAAAATAATTGTAATAGGTTAGTCTTTAAATTATCACCATTAATACTTCCTAGTCCAGAACAATTATCATATCCTAATATTGCTGAATACTGTCCATTAGAACCATATAAAATGTCGTAAAAACTATTTGAATTAACAGAATATAAATATGGATTAATAAATTTAGTTGGTTTGAAACAGGCTAAAAATCCAGCGATAATTGGAGAAGCTACACTAGTCCCACCTATTATCTCATTTTTTCCATTAAATCTAATAACTACACCTGTTTGAGGATCTGCAAGCGCAGATATATCGGGTATACAACGACCAGATGTTCCCTTTAGTATTTGTGTTTGATATATAGGTTTCGGATAAAATATACTAATGCCACCGCCACCTGATTGCCATGCAATTTCCCTTGTATTATTATCACGTACTCCATTTATTGCGGATAAAGTTGTTCCTCCTACAGCAGTAACATATGGAGAACAGGCTGGAAAACTAACATTCAAACCTATAGAATTACCTGGATCATTTTTAGATCCATCGTCTCCAGTAGCAACGCAAATATTTATTCCTCTCTCGGTTGCAATTCTTAATGAAGTATTTATTAGATCTAAAAAGTCACCAAAATATAACCAGAGATATTTTTCACTTATACCCCAAGAAATATTTATAATTGTTGGAATATAACCATTAACTGAATTAAACACATCTGTATTAAAAAAATCTAATAATCTTACTATTCCTGGCAAAATATATAAAATAATAGTAAGGTTTGATGATGGGCATACACCACCTATTATTTCTATATCAAGAATATTTTCAAGAGTAGAAACTAAATCGGCAGGATTATTTGATGCGCCATATAATAGTTTAACAATTACCCTGGGTTGATTTGCAGTTGCTATACCAAGTAGCGTCCAATAATCCTGAATATCGCTGCCTGTCACTACACCATTTGCATCTATATTTCCACTTATACCTCCACCAAAACTAACAACACCTACTACAACATTCTGATTAGAAGTAGGAAAGTTATAAATTGTCCTAAGAATGTTTGGATCATAATAACCAGAATTAAATAAGGGACTTATTGGAGCAGGTATCGGAGGATCTGCATATGGTGTTAACAATTTATTTATAAAAGTAATTGGTTTTAATTTATCTTCAGACATTCTATAAGAAAGTTTAAAAAGAAATTTTTAAATAATTACGATTAAAGTATAAGTAAATCAGATAAACGCCAGACCTCAAATGTTCCATCAGGCATCGGCCTTTTAATAATGAATGGTAGCCTTCTTGCTTCGAGTTCCAGTCGGGCAATCTCCCTTAACTCAGTTATATGTGTAGGAACAGATATGAATGCACGGGCACCCTGACTCAATTGATTTGTTCTGAATCCTAGAATCTTAGTTTTCTCATATTGCGTTAAAAACGGAACACTACGATGTTTTGGATCTGCTTGTTCGTTGCCATTTGTGAAAGAAGGAGGCACATTTATTAATTGTATATCCAGTGATACCGATTCAATTGTATCAATACGGGCTTCTGGGTGAAACTTTAATAACTCATTTCCGAGATCTTTTTTCTGTGCATCCTCTAATAGTGCACCATCCTCTGCAATATCAATCTCTTCATCAAACTGATCTTCATAAGTATCATCTTCGTCCGCCATATTTATTACTAGTATTGTTTAATATTTCATTTTTTAGGCCATTTTATTTGGGCCTAAACTTGAATACAATTATATACAAATATAGGCATGGCCACCAAGGATAATATTGTTGAATATTCTTCATTTGAGGATATTGGATTAAGAACGGAATTATTAAGAGGTATTTATGGCTATGGCTTTACAAGCCCATCGCCGATTCAAGGGAAAGCAATCAAATTAATAGTAGATGGAAAGGATGTTCTGGCACAAGCACCCTCTGGAACTGGTAAAACTGGAGCATTTTGCATTGGTAGTGTAAATCATATAGATACTAAAAAGAACAAAATTCAAGTATTATGTATTTCTCCAACGAGAGAACTTGCCATGCAGACATCAGGGGTTGCTTCTCAACTTGGCAACTATATGGGCCTTAAAGTGTATACCGCTGTTGGAAAAACTCCAGTTCGCAATGACATTCGTGCTATAGAAAAGGGTATCCATTTTCTAGCTGGAACGCCGGGACGTATTTATGATTTACTAAACCGTCGTGTATTTAATACACATGATATTAAAGTGCTTATTGTAGATGAGGCGGATCAAATGTTAGAAGATCGTTTTAAATTACAAATACAGTCTATTCTAGAATTGGGATTCCCAGAAACAACAAGATGTGCATTCTTCAGTGCTACAATGAATACAGATGTTGTGGAGTTTGTAAATGATTTATTAAAAGATACAAATCTAGTGCGTATTCTCATTCCACCAGAGGAAGTAACGCTAAAGGGGATTAGTCAATATGGAATTGCATTGGAACGTGAGGAATGGAAATTTGAGGTGCTGCTTGATTTGTATAGAAACCTTAATATCACACAGGCTCTCATTTATTGCAATTCTAGAAAAAGAGTAGAATGGCTTTCTGAAAAAATGGCACAGGCTGGATATCCTATTAGTTTTATACATGGAGAAATGGATTCAAATGAGCGTGAAACAAGGATGAGTTCTTATAGAAAAGGTGAGACTCGTGTTCTTATAAGCACTGATTTATTGGCGCGTGGTATTGATGTTCAGCAAGTCAGTCTAGTTATAAATTATGAGTTGCCTGAAAGAGAAGCAATTGATAATTATATTCACCGAATTGGTCGTTCTGGAAGATACGGTAAAAAGGGAACTTCCATTAATTTATTGTATGGGGAGGAAATTAAAATCATTGATGAAATGAAAACAAAGTATGAGTTTGTTTTACAAGAATTACCTAGCGATTTAAGTTTAATGAATATTTAATAAGGGCCAAACAAAAAGCCAAAAGGGCCAAACAAAAAGCCAAAATAATACCTTAAAAAATTGAAAATGATTTTTTTAAGGTATTAGTATCACAAATGCTAAGCACACAGGATCCCAAGAAGGGAGAAATAGGCTTGGCAAATCTAGGAAGCACATGTTATCTAAATGCTGCACTTCAAGCCCTTCGCCATGTTCCAGACTTATCTGTATTCTTTCATAAGTATTCGGATGCCTGGATTCATAAAAATGAAGCCAAAGATACACTTCTCTGTAAAGCATACAAGGATCTTGTCTCTGGTCTCTGGTCTGCATCTGGCCCTGGATTTATGAAGCCCTCTGGCTTTATTCATCATTTCCGTGATGCACTTACTGAATGCCCGACATATGAACATATGATAAGTTCAGAAGACCATGATAGTAGTGAAGCATTGTTGTTTATCCTTGAGCAATTACACGAGGGCATGAAAAAACCCCTAAAGATAAATATTCTAACTGACAGCACTTCTCCATCATACAAGGCATTGTTAGCATGGAAAGAACAAGTAGCACCTGAATATTCTCCAATTGTAGATTACTTCTATGGACTCATGGAAGTATCTGTCACATGCAAAGGTTGTTCAAGAGTGAGTTGCCGTTATGAGCCATTTAATGTTCTCAAGCTTGGGCTTCCTGATAAGAAAACATCTACACTCGAGCAATCTCTGGAATATGAATTTACTGCAGAAGAACTTGATGAATACCAGTGCGATCATTGTTCACCTGATCCACCCGCAGGCTCTTCTATTCCAAAGGCAAAGCGTCACCCTGGCTCTGTTCAACGTCGAATCTGGCGTCTCCCTCAGAATTTAATTATAATCTTGAAGAGATTTAATCCCAATCGGACAAGATGTAATGCAGACTTTAGTGCGGATTCGATTTATAAGTTTACACGGTGGTTTGCAGAAAAGAGTCCTGAAACAAGTAGGTTGGCTAATTATTCACTCCAGTCTACTATTGACCACCATGGAATCTTAGAGGGAGGGCATTATACTGCTCAAGTTAAAAGTCCTATTTCAGGCAAATGGATGTTATACGATGATACAAGAGTAAATGAGATAAAGGATGGATCTGCTTCGGTCCTAGGCCCCCATACTTATATTATGTTTTACCGAAAACAATAAGTATTCTTCTAAATAGAACAATGCGTTGTAATCCTTCTGCTCGCTGGGGTCCCGGGACAACCAAGGATAGACAACCAGATACGGAATCCGCAAGGCAATTGAAAGTGAAACTGGAGGAAATGGCGAAAGAACGTGCAAAACAAGATACTATGTGGAAACCTATTGAAAGTGAAGAGAAACAGAGTTTACCCGTAATCAGTGAAAAAAATCTACTTTCTAGGTTTACGCCTGGATTTTTTTGATTTTCTTATTTTTCTTCTTGTTTTCCTTCTGCGAGTATACAGTGACTTACCACCCCGTGGCGCTGGTGTAACAACTAATGGTGAATTTGAAGGTAACTCATATTGATCTTGCCCTGTTTGGAATAAATATATCGGTGGTGGAGGCTGTGGCGCTGCAGGCTGGGATGCTGGAGGCTGTGGGCTAAACTGAGGCTGGGATGCTGGAGGCACTACGGTAGTTTCTATTCCAGAAATATGAGTACTCATTGTGTTTATGCTACCGTTATTTCTTTTACGTAAAACAGTATTTGCAAGCACACGAGGAGCAGAAGCAGAAGGAGCAGAAGGAGCAGAAGGAGCAGAAGGAGCAGAAGGAGCAGAAGGAGCAGAAGGAGCAGAAGGAGCAGAAGGAGCAGAAGGAGCAGAAGGAACAGGAGTAGAAGGAATAGGAGTAGAAGGAATAGAGGAATAAGGAACTAACTCATCTGGTTGACCCTTATATTCTTCCTCTCTTAAAAAAAATTTATAGGGGTTTTTAATAACGGGTGAGTTAAAACCGTTCAATAATAGCGGTGATTTAGGTGATTTAGGTGAATCACCCATTATCTACCCTACGTATACATTTTCAAGTAACTAGTATCCTCCTTTGTCTTCCTATCCTTCAGAAACTTATCAACGTGTTCCTTCTTCAGAATGAAGGGCAAGTTGAAATCCTTGATGTAGAATGGAAGGTCGGGAGAATTGAAAAGCCGCAGCATATTCAATTTCTGTGCAATCTGCTCCATGCATCTCTTCAACTCGCGAACACCTTTCTCTTCCTTTGCATAATTCTCAAGAACGTGAGTGACAATCTCCTTTGGCACACCCACGCGCTCTGCCAAATTAACCTGCTTCAAGGCTCCTGGCAGAAGAAACTTCTCAGCAATCTCCAGTTTCTCCTTAGAATCATACCCCTCCAGGTGGATTACTGTAAAACGATCCAGAAGAATCTTATCAATCTTATTAATGTCATTTGCACTAAAGACAAACATAGACTGACTGAGATCCAAGGGAATTCCACTCAGATACTTGTCCTCAAACTCGGAATTCTGGGCCGAATCAGTCAAGTGCACTAGCAAGTTCTGAATCTCCTCACCCTTTGCCGTATTACTCACCTTGTCCAACTCATCAAACATGAGAACCATTGACATAGACTTTGCAGAAACCAGTGAATTCACAATCTTCCCACAATGGCTACCCTCGTATACCATCTGGTGTCCATTAAATGTGCTGGCGTCACTGTCACCACCCAGTGAAATGAACTGAAATGGCCAATCAAGAGCCTTTGCAATTCCCTGCTTGATAAGAGATGTCTTACCAATACCTGGAGGACCAATTAGCAAGAGTGACATACCATTTGCCTGAGGATTGGTAATCTTACCTGCGATAAACTGGAGGATCTGAAGTTTAGCGTCATTTTGACCAAAGATTGCCTCGTCGAGACATTTCTTTGCACGAGTCATAAAAGCACTACATACCTCTTGACCATCATCAACCTTAACCGGCATCTGCTTTCGGACACCCAAAGGTAGAGCAGTTGCCTTTTCTAGCCAGTTGCGCATCTTGTAATACTCTCCAGTGCTAGGATCTAAGGCCTGCAGATTGTTGTATTTTGCAAGAAGTTGAGACTGAATCTCAGGAGTTGTCTGCATATTCAGAATCTTAAACATTACAGGCTGCTCCTTGGATTTAGGGCGATTCTCAAGTGCGGTAAGCATACGCTTCTTCTCTTCCTCTTTCAGAGACTTGAACTGATCAATGTGATCATCAATTGTCTCGGCCTCAATCGGTTGAGTCATAAGCTTGAAGAATTTCTGGACATCCTCAGACTCCTTCTTAATCTTATAGCGCCTTGGAATCATGCGAGTGTCAACCTCATCGCCGCCGAATCCGAAATTAAGAATCATTTTTCTTGGGGGACTGTCCTCATCCTCATACTCTTCCTCATCTGTCTCTTCGACATCATCGTCGTCATCTGTATCTTCAATATCGTCGTCCTCGCTGTCTTCATCGTCGTCCTCTGTGTTATCAGAATCCGTGCTGTCAGAGTCACGCTCCTTGCTTATTGATGTCTCGTCATCAGACTCAATTGCGTACTTCTTCTTCAGACGAGGTTTCTCATCAGCCTTTCTAAGCCTCTGCTTTGACTTGGCCTCCTTGGCATCCCTAGCCTCCCTAGCCTCTCTGGCCTCCCTGGTCTCCTTGGCCTCCCTGGTCTCCTTGGCCTCCCTAGCCTCTCTGGCATCTCCACGATTCCTGGGCTTAAATCCACGCTTTTTCTGCCGGGGAGGTTCCTCATCAGATTCCTCTGAATAAGCAATTAGGCCTCTCACATTCCCCTTGCTATCCACGTCATCATCATCATTCGAGGATGATCCACGCTTCTTACGTTTATCCCTGGAAGAAACCTTGGCACTATCCTTCTCTGCATGAGTCATTCTGTTATGTTTCTTCATTTGGTTATCCATTTAAACGCACTAATAGCATTTTTGCCATTCGCGCGTTTCAATTTTTAGGCCAGTGCTGATTTTACAAAAATTTAAGAGAGTATTTCTCTTTAATTTGTATTGCGCCGAGTTTTCCTCTTTCCCTTTCCAAATACCCCATTAACTACTTTTTTTCCTTTATTTGTAAAATTTTTCGCTACTCGTTTTGAGCCATTGGCAGCAATACGAACAACTCCTTTAGTTGTATTCGCAGCGAGACCAACAACTCGTTTAGTTGTATTCGCAGCAAGACCAACTGCACCACTCGTTTTATTTAAAATTTTACGAGAAACATTTCTAACAAACTTGAGTGGAAACGGCATCTTTGTTATTCTATAAGATATATGTATTTTATTTTACTTCCAATAAATCATTAATATCCATGCATGCAAATCTAGAGCGCTGTGACAAGCCAGGTGCCTGGGCATAATCACTTTTAATTAAAAATTCAAGATCCTCTTTTAAAATAGTATTAAAGAGATTTTTTATAGTATTCGTTGTTTTGGAATTACACAATTGTTTCAAGCAATTCATATATTCATCAATGGTTTCTATCTGGTCTTTTGTTCTTATACAATCCATTATACATGCTCTCAATGTATTTAATATCAGCATCATAGTCTCTGGCTCAATAATACCAAGAGCAGATAATTCCGCTAAAAACTGTGAATATCCAAGACGATATCTCTTATCAATTGTAGCATCCGTATTCTCTGAAATCTTCCATATATCAAGATATGTAGTGTGCAGTTTTCGCATTTCTTCCATAATTACTGGATATTTTTGCTTAATTTCTGAAAGCAACTTTGCATATAAACCACAAAATTTATTTTCAGAAGCAGCCTTTCTGAAAACCATCCACGTAAACTCCCTGATAAATTCTTTCTGATCACTCCCTAAAATCTGAAATAAGAACTGCTTAACATCGTCGTATGTTTGTATACTGAAGACATTCAACTTATTCTGAATAACGGTTTTGAGAATTTTATCGTCGCCTGGTTTTGATCCATTGTGAAATTTACTCACATAACGACCAGCACTTCCATTCCATGGATTTCCTGGTGTTTTTAAGACTACTGGAGAATCAGGTGGTAATAATTTAGGGGAATTGTCGGATGCAGCAGAAGCACAAGGCGAACCACAAGCACCTGAAGCGCCAAAACGAAAAGAGGATGACTGAGACAGATTTCCTGAACTGTTTCTCCAATTACCAGTTAATTGGGGTTTCTGTGTAGAAATAGGTGAAGCACCTTGTTTATTTCTCCAAGATGTTTTATCCTGGGAAATTCTTGTTCCAGATACCTCTGGAACACTCCTTACTCTGATGGATTGTACACGTTTGCGCAGTTCATCAGAGATTGGTGGGAGAAAGGGGCGGAGGGAAATAATCGTGGAGACCATGGGTGGGACATTCATGGTCAGTATACTTATATAAGAGATTTTTAGTTTAAGCAGTTCTAAAATGTATGCGGAAAAACTACTAATAAAACAAATAGATAAATTATAATGGATACAATTCATACCTTACAAGAGTGTCGGTTTACTTCAGTGCTTGAGAGTCTCGGAATTAAAAGTAAGTCATCCTATGATTTATTCGCAGAACAAGGAAAACGCTGGACAACTAATTTAAATATTCTGAAAACAAGGCACGACGCATGGCGCATTCTTAAGGATTGCCCGGGTAAATGGCAGCAATCCTTACCCGAACTTCTGGAGAATGAATTAGTCATACGATCAATTGATCCAGTGACTGCATCAGAATCTCAAATGGAAGACTGGTCTCAGATTCTTTTTACTGGAGAATGGGCTTCTTTGAATTTTATACCTTTCATACTCATGTATGTCGCTATTTCCAAAATATTTATCGCCCCCATTATTGCCTGGACTATGCCACTTATGAGCATTATATTGCCTTTTCTAGCACTCAAATATATTTATGAAATTCCTATCACCTGGTCAATGTATTGGTCTCAAATGAGTCCAATGATCTTTGGTAATGTTGGCCAAGAAATAACTATAAATACCCTTATGCAATGGTCTAGCGTCTTAGTATCATACGGGCATAGTATTTACATTCCGTATACTAATGCTCTTCATTGCTACAAAATAGACCAACATATGCTCAAGTGTTCAAGTGCTATTGTGAAAACTCTGAAAATACTGAGAGGGATTTCTGACACATGGGTATCCCTCGGACTCAAGAAACCATGGACATTTCCCGATCCATCAATTCTGGGAGATGATAGGCAGATACTAGCATGGATAACAAAAGATACACATTTACTACCGCAAATTTACAGAGCAATTGGCCAGGTTGAATTAACCGCAGTGTTTTGCCAGACAAGGGAGTTAGTCCCCGTTGAATGGTGTGAGTCAAGAGTGCCAATGTGTAAAATGGTGAATGCAATTGATCCACTCCTTGAATCGAATAAGAGAATACCATTCACCCTATTAATGAATGACGAACAACACCATGTAATATGCACAGGGCCAAATCGTGGAGGGAAATCCACCTTTCTCCGTTCATCTCTGACAAATGTCGTTTTTGCTCACACTTGGGGAGTCGTATTTGCAGAACGTTGTATTATGACACCTGTAGAATGGGTAATTAGTAGTTTACGTCTTGAAGATCGCCCCGGTAAGGCATCTCTGTTTGAACGCGAAGTAACAGTGGCTGGTGATATAACAAAACTCATACGTGAAAATAAAAAGAGAGGCTGGGTCGTTATAGATGAACTCTTCCATACTACAAATCCTCCAGACGCCGCTACGGCCAGTCAGATTTTCCTCAGGCAACTTTGGTCAAGCAATCTCGTATCAAGTATTGTCAGCACACATTTGTTCTCACATGCTAAAAATGCCCCCGATAATGTTAAGAAACTGTGTGTTGATTCGGAAATAAATAGAACTACGGGCCAAATAAATTATAAATACGAGGTAATCCAGGGTATAAATACAATGAGTAGTGTTAATGAACTACTTGTAGAATCTGGGGTTTTATTATAAAATAGTAGTGCGCGCTAAGATTTAATCTAAAAACTTACCCCTCAGACATAGAATGAACGACGCCTTAATGATTGGAGTAATTTTAAGCCTCGTATTCGGAGCAGTAGTATTCTATCTTTATAATCGTCTCTCAATGACCGAGAGAAAATTGGGTCTCTTTGAGGGTGTTCTAACGGATCTTAAAGTTATGATGGATGCAGCACCTTATTTATCTACAGTGCCATCTAGCATGGAATCAGGGCCAGAAATGAGTGAATTTGAACCAACTCCTGAATACCTGAAGGCTATTTCCGGCCCATTTCCTTTAGATGAGGAGGAAGTTGAAGAAGTGGAGAAAGAAACAAACGATCTTCCTACAAAGTCCCTACAGATTGATGAACTTGCTGGTGTTCCATTGACTGCTAATAATGCGATCAGTGTAACCAAGTTATCTCCGGACCTAGAAAGCCTAACATTAAAGGAGTTACAGGCTCTCGCTAAGGAGAAGGGTGTCAATGTCCCATCTGGAACTCGTCGTAGGACAATGATTGATCTATTGAAGGATGTGCCTTCTGGGCCCTCTGGCCCTTCTGTGCCTTCTGGGCCTATGAGCCCAAGTGATCTTAATGAATTAAGTGGACCCGAATTACTAGGTGGATCTCCATTAATCTAAATATATGTATAACGGTAGATGGATTCTCAACATTTTATAAACCCAACATATCCTGATTTTCGGATAGAATCCAATCCGGATATGTTGCAGAATTCTCAAAAACACGTGATGATACCTGATAAGAGAACAATACCAGTTGACGATATGCGTTATCCAGGGTATGCATCTATTATGCATGATGCCAGATTAATAACAGATTACAGATCAAAATGTGAATATAATGTTTTACCATCCAAATATGGCAATTCTTTTCGTTCCTGGCTCCAGCACAATTCAACTGGATATATTCAGGTATCAAGAGATAGACAAGCAAGGCAAATAGGCTCATATTATTACGGTGCTACATACCCTCTACCTCCTAAGCAAATACAACGCTGCGATGAGTTTGATTGCACTTTCAGTGTTACTGGCAAGGCTGATGGTATTGGTCTGCAAAGGAATGAAGAACCACCAGCACTCTTTGGAACATTTGCATCACCAAAGGAAGAATCTCCTTTGAAACGTGTATTCTTAACTGACAAGTTTGAAGGTGGACGTAATACTCCCCGCGGGCGTAAATATAAGAGCTTGGGGACTGACCAGGTAAATCCAAGAGCAGCAGGGTATGGATCCACTGGTTAATTACATTGTATTAAAATTGATAAATACATTATTTATATTCAAGTAAATAATGTATTTCCCAACGGTCCGATCAATTAAAGCCGCCTCCAGAAACCTTCGTAAGATTTTCAAGCCAACGCCTCTTCAATTCAACAGCGATTTATCTAGTCGACATGAAGCGTCTATCTTTCTGAAGCGCGAAGATCTTAGCCCAGTGCGGTCTTATAAAATACGCGGTGCAATGACATGTATGCTTAATACAAAATCAATTACAATTGTCTCATGTTCTGCGGGAAACCATGCTCAAGGTGTTGCTCTTAGTTGTCAAGTTCTTTCAAAAAAAGGAACCATATTCATGCCCACAAATACCCCCCAGCAAAAAATCAATAAAGTCAAGAATTTCGGAGGTAATCTTATTAATATACATCTGGAAGGCTCGAATTTCGACCAATCTTTCTATGCAGCCAAAGCATTTGCTGAAAAACACGGTGGAGATTTCATTCATCCCTTTGACGATAAGAAAGTGATTGAAGGGCAAGGGACTGTGGGTCTTGAGATTCTATCTCAATCAAAGATTCCCATTGACTATATTTTCCTTCCAGTTGGGGGAGGTGGATTAGCCGCTGGAGTCTCTTCCTATATTAAATGTCTTTCACCTGCAACAAAAATAATCGGCGTTGAACCTCTGGGTGCTGCGTCAATGACAGAAGCATTTAGGCAGAATAAAGTTGTAACGTTAGATTCCATAACTACATTTGTTGATGGGGCTTCTGTTAAAAGAGTTGGAGATTTGACATTTCCAATATGCAAGGAGAATTTAGAAAACGTCTTAGTGATTGATGAAGGCCATGTATGCTCCAAGATTCTGCAGATGTATAATGATCATGGCTATATTATTGAACCTGCTGGAGTATTATCTTTGTGTGCGCTTGATACAATGAAAAAGGAGATCCAGGGAAAAAATGTAGTATGCATTCTGTCAGGTGGGAATTCCGATGTATTTCGCATGCCTGAAATCCTCGAAAGATCACTCGTATATGAGGGACTCAAGCATTATTTCAAGATTGAATTTCCTCAGAGACCTGGGGCTCTTAAGGAGTTTATTATGGGTGTCATTGGAAAGGAAGATGATATCATCTATTTCAGATATACGCGTCTTATTAACAGGGAAACAGGTCCAGTCATTATTGGTATTCAATTGAAACATAAAGATCACTTGTTTCCCATTTTGGAGAAAATGAATCGCTCAGGTATAATCTATGAGCAAATCAGAAATACCGAGATCTAAAGTTATATCTTGAGAATACATAGATTCAATATGCTTGCTCTTGATATTGGTATAAAAAATCTTGCGTATTGTTGCGCCAGTATCGAGACAGATTCCTCTGGAACCAGGATGCCCCATATAAAACACTGGGCCCTAGTAAATCTACAAGATCTTAATGATACTCCTAAGTCTACTTGCTATTTGTGTTCGAATCTTCCAAAGGCTAGGGCGCCTGAAGGGCTAGTATGCGGCAGGCATCTCAAGAAAGATGCGCAGATTTTTGATGAGAAAACCGGCAAGCCAATTAAGAAACAGCCAACCATCGGTCAACTCCAGGCATTTTTGAAGGCCAAGGGTCTAGATGCAAAAGGACAGAGGCCTGCCCTTTTGACACGTGTAGAGAGTATTGCAGTGATGCCTCTAGTAAAGGTAAAATCAACTGCATCCTTTGCAGATAATACGACAAATCTCCATGATGCTATTAGAGGCTGGATTACTCGGGACTGGGCTCATTTGGCCTCTGTCAAGGATGTTTATATTGAACACCAGCCTGTCTTGAAAAATCCAGTTATGAAGACTGTGCAACTCTTGATTTTTGCTTCACTACGTGAGAGATATTTGGCGTCAGGGCAAACTGTAAAGTTCCATTTCGTCCATGCAGGCAAGAAGGTCCAAGGAGCCGAAGTGGGCGACGCTGGATATAAGGATCGTAAGGCTGGTGGAGAGTCACGGGCAAAACTCTATCTAGAGAAATTCCCCTTTGGTTCTGAGCAACATCGGTGGCTTGTGTGGTGGCAAGGACAACACAAAAGGGACGATTTGGCTGATACTCTATGTATGTGTTTGGATGCAACTTTTTGAACTAGGCAAAAAACTTTAACGAGCCTTCAATGACTTATTTTTTTTATTTTTATTTCTATTTCTACGAGTTATCTTTCTATTACGTTTTTTCTTGTAGCGTGTTCTTCTACCACCTTGAGGATTAGCAGAATTATCTGAATTGAATCCATAATCTTTCCATACCAGACTTGGAAAGAATTGTGTACTTAAATATTCTTCAAAAACTTTTGGAACTGGAGGTTCTCCTGGCCTTGATTTATATGCAGAAAGTATAGCTTGAGTGAGTTGTGCAGATTTCATACGTTGTATTTCAGGGTTTCCTAGATTTTCTTGAGTCCACTTTTGAAAAAAAGTATTCCAGTTCTCAATATATGCCTTCTTAGTAGCTCTATCTAAATCTTCCCATGATTTTATTTCTCCTTGTAAAATTTTATTTAATTCTCCAAATACCCCTTCATTACTTCCTTTAATACAATCAAATAAAGTAGTGTAAATTCGTTCGGCCACCCCCCCAGGACAACTTGTTTCATTTGCTCGTGCATTGCCTTCATATGCATGTGCAGAATCATACACAAAAGTTGAAACAAAGCATTCTTCTAAAGTATATTTAAATACAAAATCTAAAATATCTTCTGAAAATTTTACATGATCCTCGCTCATAGATACTAATGCCCTTTCTAATGCTTGTCTAACGCTAGAATAATCAACCTTCCATACACTTCTATCTCGTTTTTCACTACTATTAGGTTTATTCTTTGATTCAAATATGGGAGACTCACTTATACAGTGACCAACAGTAGCATCAAGATGTGCGATAAGGCTAGGATATTGAGTACGTTCCCCAACTTCCCCAAGATCTGTTCTAATAATACCTGCAATTAATGGAAGTTTGTCTCTGAATGTAGCTGCGACACGATGGACTTCCATACAATTAACTCCTTGACCGTGTCTCTGAGGTGCTTCATTCAACGGCCTTACTATGCGTTGCCGTTCCTCTGGTGTCATATCCAAAAAAGCATTAACCGCTGCATTTGCTCTTTGTTCTACTAAACCTGGATCTTCATTATTAGATGCCTCAATAACTATACGTCTAGCCATTTCATAGATAAATGCGCGTTCAGCTCTTACAGGACCTCCTACTGGCCTTGCTCTAGCCGCACTAACCGCCCTTCCTGCTACTTGGTTAGCAAATCTAGTTTTTCTTAAACGTAAAACTTCGTTAATTTCATCCTCGTTAAGTGTTGGACCATTCTGCATTCTCTGTATTAGTTCAAGGACCCTTACTACTTCAGGGGTGTTATCACCTGGAACATCTTCTGCCTGAGTAAAATATAGAATCTCATACGCATCTTGTTGGCTCAAGTTATCTCCACCTCGAATTCTATTTGTTAGATCGTTCAGCCTTGCTATAGAAGCCGGAATACCATTATTTGCCATATTTTATCTATTAAACATTTTCATTATAAATATTTACTATTTTTGCTAATTTTTTAATTTTAAGAAAAATCATGGATATCATTTGGCTCATACTCTGTGTATTTATTTGGATGCAACTTTTAGAAAAAGTGAACAAAAGGGTGAAAAATTGACAGGTTAAATGTGATATAAAATTATATAAAATATGTCTGAATTAATATTTAGATCTTTCACTGTAGATGAATTACTTGAACGTGTAAAAACTACAGAAACCTTTAAAGATCTTTCGGATGATGTTTATAATACAAAATTACAAGACCTTTTGAGAACTAATCAAATAGAAAGTGCTTTAGACAATAACAATAATATCACAATTAGACTACCATCTAATTTTGCTAGAGATAAGACGCACTTTAATTTAAAGATAAGACTTATGGATAATTTGACCATGACAATTATTCATAACCTTATTAAAAAGGAAGTTTATTTGTGGACAATTATCCTAGGGGCTCAGAAGACAAAGACTGCGCAGGCTATAAACCGACTAAGGTATTATTTAGAACTCTTAGAAAACCCTGATCATTATAAGACAGTTCCAGTGATGTTTCTCAAAAATGATCTTGATCTAAAAGATCAAGCAACAACTAGAATAATAAAAGATATTCTAGTTAACTATAATGTAAAATTATTCATTTGTGCATCAAAAGCAATTACCTTACCAGCAGAATTAAGAAGTCGAATAGATGACTTGGAGAATAAGATCATATGTAATCCAAAGCAATCTGAACTAGAAGATTACATAGAACTATATAGTCAGGGTTCTAGAACTGCAATGCCTATTCTTATAAGTCTTCCAAATCCAACTCAGGTAAAAAAGGTTGAAAAAGGCGTTTACAATAAGATAACAACACTTAGTAATATTAAGCATGTTACTTTTGTGGATGAGGCGGATGAAGTATGGCCACAAATTAGAGACAAATTAATTGGATACATTTGTATTGAAGGTTCAAATGTGCCTACAGAATATAATGATGGAATATACTTTATCACAGCAAGTCATGACGAATTTCTAGAAGATCCGCGATATCCTGAAGTTAGAGATGCTGAACAACTTCCTATTATTCTTGATGAGGGTGTTGAAGTTAGTTATAGAGATGTGTCGCATGAAGAATCAATTCACCCAGTAGGTAATTTACGCCAGAAACAAAATGAATCGAATGGGGATTACGCAAGGCGTGTATTATCTGATTACAGAAAGCATTTCTTCACAAAAATAAATGGAGTTTATAGAAGAACAATTGTTCACGCTGATTTTGAAAATGAGAAGCAATTAAAACTTGCTCGTGATGAAGCTGCGCGAGGATTCGGATGCATTGTGATAAATCAGAATGGTTTTAGAGTATTGTATCCATTAACTCAAAATCGTGAACAACCTCATGAACGTGTGATTCGATCTTCTGAATTAAAAGGAAAACAATTAAATGAAAAGTTATTGAGTATTTATATGACTCATCCAGAGTTATCTGAGGGCCCCCTACTTGTTATAGGTCACAGAAAGATTTCGAGAGCCCTAACATATCATTCTGCTCCTAGGGATCCAAAGGATATAAACTCTCTAATATTTAATGATATTATCGTTGGACATATTGAAGTTTTAAAAGCAGCAGTCCAGATTCTTGGGCGTCTATATGGTGTAATTGGCCATCGCCCAGATTACTGTAAAAACTTATGGTTCTGGGTTGATCAGCGTACTTACGAAATGGTAATGCGCCAGGTTCAAATTGTAAAACACATTCAAGAAAATTCAATAATTCCTAGACCAATTGTAGATCTTGATTCTGAAGCTAGAGCAGTTATTCCAGAGGAATCACTTCTAAGTGGAAGGGATATTCGTGAAATTGGACCATTTAATACTTATGAAGAATGTAGAATGGAACTTTCAAATAAGTTAGGGAGAAATATTCAGGTTGATTATATTAAGGATTTAGCAGATAGATCTTCCTATAAAACTTGTTCAAGGTTAACATTACGCGAAAATGGTGAATATATACCTCTTGCAAATAGAACATTGAGACATCGCCTTATTCGTAAAAGAGTTAACTCTGATATTGAAGGGGGGATAATAATAAATACAATTGGACCAGGAACTTGTATAGATAGGTCTAATGGCAATAGAGTTAATCAAAACTTTATTATCCTTCCTGAATATGAGAATGAATCTTCAATTCCAGATCAGGTTAAATTCTCTGCAAGATATGAAATGCCAATGATAGATATTAACAATGTAGTATTATTCAATGGAGATATAGTTATGTATGATAATATTGAGTATACCATTCACACAATAACATACTCAAAGGATGGAGTTCCAACGCGTGCCACATTAGAAAAAAATGGTTTAATATTAGCGTTAGATGAAAAAGAGGTTGATATTTTAGGTGAAAATCTCATGAAACTCTAAATCATCCCATTCAAGAGATGCTTTGCCATGTGCTTAATTACATCTACATTTACTGAATTACCAAATTGCTTATATGCAACTGATGAAGATGGGTGGATCTTATAGTCATCAGGGAAACTCTGAAGCCTTGCAACCTCGCGAGGCACCAACTTTCTTTTTTTTGCCCCCACTGCTACAATCTGAGCCATTGCAACTAGCGCAGGTGAGTAAGTCGCACGCTTCACTCGAATTCCAGAGGGTCTGAACTGAAACAGCAACTTCCACAAGGAATCACCTGGCTTGAAAGATCCGCATTGCCACTCGAACTTTCTCCTGGCTCCCGTAAATGATGTGGAATCCCTTGCCTTCTTCAACCAGGGCTCCAAAAATACCCTATTCTCCTGATAGAACTCACGGTTTTGTCTGATGAATTTCTGTTTCCATTCTGGCAATCCTGCCAAGTTACCGCTTGTATCCCAATCGTCACTCCACATGGGAAACGTGGGTAATTTGTAAACGGGCGTTTTATTTAGAAAGTGCTGAACAACTTCCTCCCAAAGGTCTAGAACTTCGAGGTCGGTCTTAGACAAGGATGAGCCTGCAGGAACAGCAGCATCATCAAGAAGAATTGTATGAATATCTGTAGGTGTAGGTGTTAGAGGAGGAAAGGCCTTCAAGGCGGTTCCTTCAGGAACTAGGTCATCACGAACTCCCAAAATAAACACACGCTCCCTGTGTTGAGGAACCCCAATCTGATGAGGGCTCAGGACGATAGGAGAATCGTAAGTCTTATATCCGCTTTCAACTAAGCACTTGTGGATTGTAATCCACGTATTCCCACCATCGTGACCCTTCAGATTCTTTACGTTTTCTAGAAGGAAGTATTTCGGTTTCTTGGCTCTTAGAATACGACAGACATCACGGAACAAAGTTCCTCTTATATCTTCTAGACCACCCTGTTTTCCTGCATGGCTGAATGCCTGACAAGGGAAACCTCCACATAAGATATCAAAGTCTGGTATTTCATTTTCATCTAACTTTGTAATATCCTCACGTGGCTTAATTCCGAAATTCATCTCATACATCTCACGGCACTTTGCATCAATATCACAGGCCAAAACACAAGTAGCACCGAGAGATTTCAGAGCCAAATGGAATCCACCAATTCCACTGAAAAGATCAATGAATTTCAAACCAGGTGTAAGTTGCCTTTTCATCTTGATTATTTTCCTTGGTCTTACATTTACTTCTGTTTCCAAAGGTGTGCTGTTATTAACCGATTCACTCTTAAATTCTTCATTTTCCTTTTTCATCTTGTTGAAAACTTCCTCTGTAATTTTACACTTTCGTGTGGCGTTTGTATAATGTGTGTCAAACTTTTGTTTCTGTTCAAATGTCTTAGCACAACGGGGGCACACATAACTAACCATTAAGCCGGGGTTTATAGTTAGATACGATAAAAAATAATATCAATTTTTGGGTTAATTTAAACCTAACTGTCCCATAATAGCATCATAGAATACTTTAGATGTCTCTTTATTCTTACATTGCTTCTTATCTACAGCAATATCGAAGTGAAAGAAATGCCTGTATCCTTTATGCTTTAGTGCAGTTAGAATTGTTCTTTTTAGAGAAAGCCCGTCGCCAGTATTTTTTAAATATAACTTATAATCGACGCCAACAAGTGACATTTCCTCTAGAGTAAGATACCACCACTCATCTGGTGTAACAAGAAGAGTATTATGCATAGTGGTGTCTGTATTTGCCATATTGTTGCTGTTGTGAAGTTTAATATCTCCACTACCAGAATACTTAATAGAATACTTTCCAAGGCCAGCAATCTCCTGATCGATCCGACTTGCATCCTGCATCTCAGTTACTTTTAGACCAGTTCCTCTAACGAGATCGGCGATAGCATATTCGTTACAGTTACCAATAGCAAAGCGATTACAATGTAATGCAGTACCAAATTCTGTCATAAGATGCTTCATAAGTTTTAAATATTTGCTCTTGTCTGCATCTAGAAGTCTTTTAATAAACATATCCGCTGTAATAATCTCGTTTTCCATTTTATACTTAAACAATTTTCGGCCTTTGAAATCAATTTTCGCAATGTCAAAATATAGTTTTCATTTAGATCTCAATAAGATATTAGATACAAATGAATTTAATTATTTTAAAATCTAATAGTAAGAAATGTTCTCCAGAATAAAATGGGAATATGTGATTTTTGTGATTGTAATGATACTTGGAATTGTAGTCTTATGCAAGACAAGTGTCACAAGTTCTCAAGGCTCTCAAATGGAATTTCCCCCAACCCTTGTTATTAATCTGGATTCACGGCAAGACAGAATGCGAGAATTCACCACTGAATTCCGTAATTGGCCAGTTACAGTTGAGCGCGTAAGTGCAATCAAATATAGCCCGGGTTGGAAAGGGTGTTCTGCATCACATCTGAAATGCGTGAAAATTGCGAAGGAGCGTAAGTATCCCTGGGTTCTAATCGTAGAAGATGATTGCACACTTTCAGCAGATGCGGCAGAAAAATTCCAGGAACTACTTCCCTTTTTATGGGCAAATAGAGATCGCTGGGATATTTTCTATGGAGGTGTAACTTCCATAAAGAAATACGAACGCATCTCATATTCTCCAGCAGTATTCCAGGTTTATTGTTTTGCAGCACATTTTTGTCTTATTCATAGTGATTCTTATAATAAAATATTAAATAATCACCCATGGGCTATAGAAGATTATAAGGATCCAATTGATGTGTATTATGCAGAATCATTGCGTATATGGACAACTGCTCCATTTATTGCTAAACAACGTCCAAGCAAGAGTGATATAGAGACTGGAGTGAAAGATTACACTGAATTTATTGGAAGAGCTGAGAAGAAACTATTGAATATGAAATGATCAAATATATCGTTGTAGTCATATAAAAAATTAAAATTCCAGGTTTAATATTGGGCCGCTAAGGGTTGCTAGAACTACAAGAATCCAGGAGCACTACGTCTTGTATAAACTGTTAGATTCCTTTCTTTTTTTGATCCCTTGTAGAAATTGATATAAGAACCCAACGGGTCATTCGGCACCCGATATTTCAGATCCATAGCAACGGCAAATCCATTTCGCGGGGAATCGGGAATATTCGGTAAATGTTCCCTCAACCATTTTGCGTGAGCCTTACACGAGTGAACTTTCCCTGGCCAACGAAACTCATATTCGTCGGCGAGAGCAAGAGCCAAATCTGCAAGCCAAATATAATTCCCTGAGCACTCCCGAACCCACATTGTGCAAGGGTGATATATATGAACCGGGCGGTAACCGGGCTCACTGGAATTCTTACGCAGAGGTGCAGTCTGCATGCCGCTAGGAATTTCAAGGACCTTCTGAGCCCTGGAAAGATATATTGCCGCTCGTTCCTTAAGGAGTGCTGGATATGCTGCGATCCAATGGGCGGTATAGAGCATCTGGCATGATTCCAGAATCATCTTGATTACATGCTTGTCCCCGTGGGCCTCAGCCGCCTCCTTTGGATTTATACTCAAAACAAAGATATTCATGTTTGATACTTTGATACTTTGATACTTTGATACTTTACTTTACCAATGAACAAATTTCAATTTTTTCGCCAAAGTCATTTATACCCTACATATCAACCAAAATAATTCCTAAAGAACACATGAGAATCCCTAGCCAATTTATTAGGCTCAATTTCTCATTAAAAACAAAAAATCCAACAAGTGCGATTAATATACTACTCGTTGAATCCCATAAGATATTTAAAACTGCCATGCCTTGATTCGATAAACCTTTTAAAAATAATAAAGGTTGAAGTGAATATATGGCCATTGTCAAAGGAACAATAAAAGGACTTGTCAGAACAGACGTGCTTTTTAATTTTAAAAGTGTCATTATTACAACATCTATAAGTGCCATTACTGTAGTGTAAAGAAATACATACATACCTATTATTATATTATATTGTTTATTGTAAATTATAAAAGAACATATTGTGCTCTTTTAGTCGAATTTCACCCGTAGGATATAATGCAGATAATTCAGAGCCTTTTACAAAGCGCACCTTAATTTCTGGAAAATTCAGATTGCTCACAATAATATAATTGAGTCCACTGGATTTCTCATCAAAGACAGCCTTGTCAAAATGCCGCCCTTGGCCAATCATATTTGACGGCATGAATTTACACCCATTGCCTGTGAATGTCTTCTGTTCATATTTTACATTAGCATCTTGGGGATCGACAAGATCATGACCTTTACAGCCTTTAACATGTGTTAGTCCATAGTCCTGGGCTAACACACGTTCCATGAAATGCGAGAATATACGGCCGTCTGAGAAAAGTTCCTTGAGGGTATCCTGGGATAAGCCACCGAAACTAATCGTGCCAATTGTCCTTGTGAAAGTGTGATTGAAGACAATGGGTTGCATTCGTTGTATATACTAACTGATTTAGAAAATGGATTTTTAATTCAATTTTATTGTTTAAATAATTACGGCATTTAGATCACTTAAGAATTCTAGTTATTTACTTTCCGGGAATTTTAGTGGATATAACTCTTAATCCAAAATACGAATAAGTATTTTTCCTTAAATATAATAATCACTATAATAGTAAATGTCTGGTCCTGAAACTCCAGGTGTCTTACAATTAGATTATAGGACTACAACTTCAATCGCAGTTATAGGTAATACTACAGATGTTTCTGGTTCTCCATTTATACGGGCCGCATTTGCTGAGGATACGGGGGGCGTGCAGGATCGTGGTTATGTAGATGCATCTAATAACTATCCAGACTCTTCTGGAAATGGTGTAGATGGATCTGGTAATTTTCGTTTTATATATACTGGATTACAACCATCCACGCAATATAACCTGTTGTGGAAACTTGAAAATACTGTTCAATATGGAAATTACAGTCAAGGAAACAATTTAAGAACCCTACAAGTTGCACCTGTTCCTCTTACTTCTGTTGAGAATACTTCAAGTATACAAGTTACTGGAAGTGATCCAAGTGGTAATTATCCAGGTTGGAATGCTAGGTTTTTTATTTTTGATCAATATAATAACCCAATTAATATTGACGGATCTGGTAATTATATTGACGATTCTTCTCCAGATGCTTCAGGTAATTATTATGCAGAATTTACTGGTTTAAGCCAAAATACAACATATAAATTTAATTACTCTTTTAATACTGGTGACTTTTTATCTGAAGTTTCTGCATTACAATCTTTTACAACCCTACAAGATCTGGCTGGTCAACCTGATCCCTTAGAATTAAATTCTAAAACAAGCACTTCAATCTCAGTATTAGGTTATACTACAAATATCTCTGGTTCTCCATTTATATCTGCCAGATTTTATATAGATGGAAGTAGTAGTGCTATTATAGATGCATCTAATAACTATCCAGACTCTTCTGGAAATGGTCTAGATGGATATGGTAATTTTTATTTTATATATACTGGATTAAAAGCATTTACGAATTATGAAGTAAGTTGGGCACTTACAAATAGTGTAGGAGAGGGACCTGACAGTTCAGGAGTTGTATTTAAAACCACACAAGTTGTACCTGTTCCTCTCACTGCTTCTAATGTTAGTATTTCAAGTATTACACTTACTGGAAGTGATCCAAGTGACAATTACATAGGTTGGACTGCTATCTTTTATATTTATGATTCTTCACAAAATCCATTTCTTATTGATGGAAGTAACAATTATATTGTAGATTTATCTGGCACTTATAGTGTAACTTTTGATACTTCTAATAATTTAATTCCATATGAATCATACTTTTTTACATATTTTTTTCAAGATCCCTCTTCAAATGATTATTCTGAACCTTCACAAGTCCAATTGTTTACCCTACAAGATCCGCCTGGTCAACCTGGTCTCTTACAATTAGGTTCTAAAACAACCAGTTCAATAACAGTATTAGGTTATATTACAGATGTCTCTGGTTCTCCATTTACAAGTGCAATATTTTATCTGGATGGAAGTGAAAATGGTGTTGTAAGTGAACCTGATAAAAATTTAGACGCATCTGGTAATACTAGTTATACATATACTGGATTAGAATCACTAGAATCATATGAACTAAAATGGAAACTAACAAATACCGCAGGTGATGGGCCTGACAGTTCAGGAGTTCTATTTGAAACCTTAGAAGTTAAACCTGAATATCTTATAGCTTCTGAAATTGACACTACATTTATAATTCTTTCTAGTAAAGATATTAGTGGAGACTATATTGATAAGCCTACATACTTTCAAGTCTACGACAGTTCATTTAATACTCCCTTCTATTATGAAACAGATTTATTATTTGATACTTCTGGTTCAAGTCCAGATAATTCGGGAAATTATTCTAAAGAATTAAATGTATCAGAAGATTATAAAGTTTACTTCGTTAGATATAATTTTTTAGATAGTTCTTTTAATGATTATTCTGAATACTCCCCTTATTTCCCATTTCAAACTGCTCCTGCTCCTCCTAATGATCCTTCGGGGAATTTAATATTTTCTCATATAACAACTAATAGTATCAGAGTCACAGTGAGTGATCCAAGTGGTATAGTTGATCATATAAGTAATTTATGGTTTCCTAGAATTTTTATATACGATTCAAGTGGGATAGGATTTAATAATTATGGTAAAGATGGAAATGAAAATTTTATAGATTTAGATGAATCTGATGTAGATTTATCGGGAAATTATTATGCAAATTTTAATAATTTAATTTCTAATAGGCTATATCAATTTAAATGGTGTTATTTAAGAAATCATGTTATTTCCATAACTAATCCCCAAGGTCAACCTAACTACTACCGTTCTCTCATGCCATTAAGCACTAAATCAACTACGAATTTTTTATCACAGTCAACAAATAACATCATATGTTTTCTCCGTGGATCCAGAATTCTCTGTCTAAATGATGGATTCAAGGAAGAATATATACCAATTGAACAAATGAAAATAGGAACACTCGTTAAGACTCTAGACGGCAGTTTCATCAAGGTCCACAGCATCGGTAGCACTACATTCAATAATCCAGATAATGCTGACAGAGGCCCCAATCGGCTTTTCAAGTTGACAGTGCAGAATTATCCAGAACTTACTGAGGATCTCATAATTACAGGCTGCCACTCCAGGTTAGTAGATAAATTACTCCCTCACCAAAAAAACAGGCATCTCAAGTTGATGAAGACACTCTATATGACAACTGGTAAATTCCGTCTAATGGCATTTATTGATGAGAAAGCCGAGCCCTATTTGAGCCCTGGAAATCACGAAATCTGGCATTTTGCTCTAGAAAACAAGGAGGTTCTCTGTAACTACGGTGTCTATGCAAATGGTGGACTTCTTGTTGAGACAGCAAGTATTAAAACAATGACTGAGCGCGGTGGTCTTGTTCTCATTGAGTAATTCTAGGACGATTATTATATGAATGGAAATTATAATACCCATCTTGGGTTTTATAAAATCCAAGTCTCTCATACCAGGCATGTAGTCTGTGATTTTCTGGATATAAATGTATACTGCGTCGCTGACTCTTGATTTCTTGCAGAAGGTCGTGGATAATTGCAGTGCCAAGACCATTGCCTCTACATCGCGGGTCTAATGCAATATAATCAACATACAAGTTAGCCTTATTTCTCTTGTGATACGATGTTATAATGAAACCTATGAATTTCCCGTTATCATCGAGAAATGCATAACTTTCTTCCTTACACCTATGATACCATGATGTATTAATTGAATTTAATGTAAAGGAGGGAGGAAGAAATGTTTCCTTGAATAGCGCCTTTACAGATCGGTAATGTCTTTCTTCTAGTATCTCTCGCATTTAGTATAAAAATAAAGGGGTCCAATTATTTCAATTTTTTATCAATATCTTCCAGATTCTTCAATAATCCTCTTGATTCTAGAATGGCCTCTATCTCCTCAAATACTTTCTTTGAAGCATTCGGATTCAAATGATTTAAATCAATGGACTCACATGATTGATTTAAATCACTGGAGTCCGTATCAGTAATATTAAAATTAGTATTACTGTAAAAGAAATGGAGTACTGGGCCCTCCAGTATAATTCTATCAACTCGCTTCAGGTTTAGCAAGGTGTGTCTACCATTTGCGATTGCAAGTTTTATAAACATACTGTGTATAATATGGGGGATTCTTTTATATGACCGGCCTTAGGTCAAAGGGCAAAGGGCCAAGGGCCAAGGGCCCGTGCAAAATTGTTTAAAATTATATAATTTATGTTTAGATGAATTTAAACGACAAAACAATTGAAATAGACACTTCAGGAAATAAATCCCCCGAAAATCTGCCTTCAAATGACTCAGCCACGCCCAGCGATCAGCCATTTCAAAAGCCCATCGGCCTGAAACAATATTTAAAAAAGTTCATTGGCTCATTCACCATTATGCTTATTTTTTCTTATCTTCTTTCCATTAGTCTAGTATTTCCTAAATTCTCAATGGTTTGTATAAGTCTGCAAATTTTCTTTATCAATCTCTACGTCTATGCTATACATATTTTTTCTCATGAAATGCCAAGTTCTCTCTTAAATTTCCACAAATACTCTCACCACAATAAAAAATTAATGATGCCAAGATGGCTAGAATTGCTCGGAGAAGTGATCTGTAATCTGACCTGGTTTCTTCCTCTTATACTAATAAAGTATATGTTCAGTCTATCATTCTTAAGTTATACACTCATCATTTTCATTGCAATCTGGTATGCTTCCGTTCATCTCATAAATTTCTCTCTCATGGAATCTTCAGAACATAAGGTTCATCACATGAATCAAGAATATAATTTTGGTCCTCCCTACTATGATATGTTATTCGGAACTTTAAAAGCCGAAAATAATGATTACACACTTTTCGAGATAAACAATGGAATCATCATATTCATTATATTCAATGTTATTTCCAGAATTGGTCAATTTAGCATACAAGTATAATGTTTTCCTGTAAATGCATTTATAATATATATACCGAGGATTTTCACTAATGCCAATGACAATCCCATAGAAACAAGAAAAATTTCGAATTTATCTTTCTCATTGCATAATTCAGAATTACCAGAACATATTAAACACGATAATTCACTCATCGTTGGCAAGATATCAGAGTTTATTATTTCATATCTTGTTAATAGACAACGTTTAAAATAAATTGTAGTCTGGTAAATTATAAAGCAACTGATGAGCACAATATACAAGAGTATTATATCAGAAGAAAAGAGAATCACTATAATATATGTCAAAGCCATTGTTGTATGTGTCAGCATAATTATGAATGCAATGATTCGCAAGGAAGCTGGAACCTCACTTTCTGTTAAGTATTTATAAGTATCCATTATTACAGAACCCAGGGAGGGAAATATTTCCATTCTATTATAATTATTATTATATTAGAATGATTTTCCGGACGTATATTATATCAATATTGTTTACAATATGTATTATATATCTTTCAATATCAGGATATGTCTATATTTTCCATAAAGATCTAATACCTCTTAATGAAATGATTATCTTATGTGGACCAATTACAGTTATTCTCTTACTATATTCAATAACTCCACTCAGAAATTTAATTACATAATATTTTCTAAAATTACTTTACTCCCTTGCCACCATATAAAATATTCACAGGAATGTGAATAGGAACAACGTGGATTTCTGGATTATCACCATATAAATGAGGAGAGGGCTCAAGTTTTCCAATCACACGGTCTGAAATTAGTCGTGTCATCTCATCTTCCCTAGGTGGCATCTTATATGCTTGCAAGAATCTTGGACTCTTCAATTGCCCAGAAGTGAGCATTACAGCATAGAATTGCTTGAATACCTGAGACCCTTTCTGACACATTTCTAATTTTACTTTCTCGGCTGGGGTTTAAACTGTGCGTCTAAAGAGATTCTTAAAAAAGAAACTAGTAACGGAGAAGGATGAATGTTAGTATCCAGGAAATGCAGTCGGCTGCTACGAATTTTGGTCCTACGAGCCAGCCAATTAATCTTTCCTCCGATATTGGAAATGTAATCGAGGTCAGTGAATTAAGTGACGACCTCGGCCTGAATCTCCTAGCAAATCAAAGTCGCTCAAGGCCCGAAGGAACGCAGTCTTTCGGCTCATCTCCTATCCGGCTTTCAGTTCCAGAGGAAATCAAGCCAATTCAGTTTGATACTCTTGAACCAGTTGATCTAAATATGTTTGGAACAAGCACGAGTTCTGCTCCGGCGTTACCTGAAATCCATATATCTAAAGAATCTAGTCCATACAATAATTTTCAAACTAGTTCTGCCCCATCTATTTCTCTGACCCCAGCAGCACCCAGGGATTTCGAGAAAGAGAAGCAGGAGAAGATTGAATATTTGAACAAGTTGCAGAGACTTGAGGGAAAGGGGTATCCCATAAGTAAACGTTTTACCATGGATAATCCTCTAGAAGAGATCAAGCAGGAATTTACGAGGCTTGTAGATGCAAGGAATCTAGAGAGTTCTCTGAGATTTCAGCGTCAAATGTTAATGGGCGCAATCACGGGGCTGGAATGGATGAATGATAAATTTGACCCCTTTGACATCAAGTTGGAAGGATGGTCTGAATCGGTTCATACCAACGTAGAGGATTTCGATGAGATCTTTGAGGAACTCTATGATAAATACAAGGACCGTGGGAAGATGCCTCCTGAAATGCGCTTGATGATGGCCGTTGCGGGAAGTGGATTTATGTGCCATGTGTCCAATTCTTTTTTCAGACAGAAAATGCCAACGATGGATGATGTCTTGAAGAGCAACCCAATGCTCGCCAAACAAATGGCACAGGCAGCAGCATCCCAGGCTGGCCCTGGATTTGGTAATTTCATGGGTATGGCAATGGGAATGCCTGGTATGTCTGGTGGCCAAGGTGGTCAAGGTGGTCAAGGTGGTCAAGGTGGCCAAGCAATGCCAGCCTCCGCAATGGCCATGGATCCACCTGGGCCCACAGGTGGATTCTTCGGATCTAGTGCAAGATCCCCACCCAATCCTAGTCCTGCAGCAGTAGCGGCAGATAATTCTCAGAGGCGAGAGATGAAAGGTCCCTCTGGGGTTGATGATATTCTGAAAACATTTGAAGATGTTCGCAGAGCAGAAATGGAAACAATTGGAATAAGGACAATGCCAATTAATGTAAGCGCACCTTCTCCTCAGCAACCTGCCATGGTCGCCGTTTCTGAACTTCAGAGTGTAGCAAGTGATGAATATAGCCAGGCGGATTCTACAAGATCTGGGGCTGCAAGAAGGAATCGTGGACGTAGACCTGCACCAGTAGGTTCTACCGTGAGTTTGGATGTTTAAATTTAGTTCTAAAGAAAGGAAAAAAAGAAGAAAAAATAAAAAATAAAGGCAATATAATGCATTTATTTTTTATAGAAAGCGATAGGTGAATCTTCGCAACATATTTTGCTGAATTGGAATGCGGGTCTGGGGATCAGTTCTATTTCCCGTTGCAAACCAATTGTTCAAATTTTCCGAAAAATATACGAAACACCTTTGCTCTGATTGTATATTACCATTTGGATTAATAAATAATATGCCTGTATCTCCATCATTAAATGACCTGTAAGAAATAGGCTCCTCGTAATCTTTTAATACGATGCCGTCACCTTCTCTCAAGTCACCAATATTTTCAACAGAACTAAGAATTAAGGTGGCATTGCCTACATTGGCATTGCCTAGACTGGCACCACCTACATTTGCTGGTGGTGCCAATGTAGGCATGAGAGTAGTTCTAGTAAATCCAGAGACATCTACGCTAATATCATATACATTAATATTCACAATAGGTTCCCAACAACTTGCACCATTTCCAGCATCCATACCTATCATATAACCGTAATCGAATCCCTTAAAACTCCGCTGTCCATAATTTAGATTCGTTCTATTATTTACAAAAGTATACGTGTTTCCAAGAATGAGAGATTCATAGGATAATGCATTCATTTTGAGTAATCAATCAAACACATTTTTCGCAATTCAATTTTTATGACTGGAAATGATTTCGTTTCCTTTTCTCTCATTTTCTGACCTTACTTCGACCAAAAGCCATTTAAAATACCTCTTCGTTTAAACTATAATATGCTACGCATTTTTCTATCAATCGTATCTTATGACATCTGGTTTTATATTTCCCATATTATCCTCCATTCCCCCATTTTTTACAAGTTTCACAGTGAACATCATATCAATGAATTCCCTTCATTTATAGATACGTATACTGGACATCCTCTAGAAGGGCCTTTTCAGGGAATGGGAGCTCTCTTACCTTTTTGCGTCTATGAATATTCAATATTAGACATATTAATAATATTATCTATATTAAATATTAGAGGTATGATGCGACATGATGACCGTTGTAGTTTTATAATCGGGAATCACCACTTATTACATCACCGGTTTCCAACTTGCAATTTTGGAGAAGCATGGATTGATCATTTATGTGGAACATCATATTCTCAGGTTAAGTTGGATGATATGTAATTATAATACGCTGCTAGTTTTGGAAAATAAACATGACATCCTGGATTTTTAGAATTTACTTCTACCATATATTCTCCATCAGCGCAGTAGTTATTTTTCTGAAATTCAATGGTTTTTACAAGATTCTTCGGAACCACAAATTGCGCAGTATCTATTTTTCTAACTTTCAATGTGTCGCCTCTTAGAATTCCATCTTTCCCAGATCTCGAATTATTCACCTGATCAAACGTATAGAAATGCTCGGTGTCCATTTTTTCTAATAAATCCCAAAATCCAGGATGCATTATATTATCATCATCTAAATTGTAAATAAGACCATCCTCAATCTGTTTGATTACAAAGTTTCTCAATGGATGGCCTGCTCTACCAACCTCAGAACATTCCAATTCAGTTATCTTAGATTCACCTACAAACTGCTTATCATATGACCTGTTGTGTGAAGTATCGTAGACTATATACCACATATAAATTTTTTCAAAACATATTGATTCCTTGAGTTTCAGTAAATTTGCAGGCCTACAACACGCTGTAATAATACTTAGTTTTGCTGACACTTTTGGCTTCGCTTGAATAATCTGATACATTTCATCCTCCGTTACCACAACCTCGCCTGTTGCAATCCCCCGCTTGATATAACGGATTTTTTCTTCCCTATCTTCTGTGCCAAGGCACCACCAACTCACATTTTTCCGCCATTCAACTGGTATTTCAGGACAAGGTCCTACAATATAAATATGAAATGATATACCAATATTCATTATATTCTCAATTTTCTCCTTGCTAGCGTCTAGCATTATAATTGAATATTTATGGGTAGATGGATGATACGTTAAATGTGTAATCGGGTATTGACCATGATCACTTTTCCAGAATGGTTGAAATGTATGCCCATCTGGAATCGGCGGGAGTTGTGATTTATAGTAGTTATAAAGATATTTAACATTATGTTGAATGAGGCTATTACGAATAAATGTGAAATTACCATCTGCATTCCTATATTGATAATAACCACATTTCTTGATATGACACCATTTTCCATGAATGTAACTTCTTATTAGTAAATCATAATCATCAGATACGATTAGTCTCGGATTATGTTTTCCAATCTTATCGTAAAAGGAAGTCCTCCAGGCTCGCACATGATTTGGTAGGCCAATTAGGTGTCTGAGAGTCACGGGATTCGCAGGACCATTATCAATTTCCGTTATCCATTTATCGAATTTTTCCGACCATACATTCATATTTGATCCATAACCATATGCAAAAAAATCTCCGTAGGAATGCGATTTCAATGTCCCTTCAAATAATTCAGCAGCATTGCAATAGAAAAAATCTGCCTCCACGTATTTTTTCGAAGCGTCTATTATCCACTGGAATAGTTCGGGGTGCAACTCATCATCGTGATCTAATTCGACAATGAAGGAACCATAGGAGACTCCTGCAGCAAGACGCTTCATTTCTCCAATGGAACCACATGGTTCTGGTGCCTTATAGACACGCATTCTCAGATCTTTCTTCTTCATTTCTAACAAGTCACCATAGGTCAGGTTATCCTTTGAATCATCCCAGACAACCCATTCCCAATTGGTATATGTCTGAGATTTGAGACTATTCCATGGTCTCAAGATTTTCTCCTTGCTGTGAAAGGTTGAAGTGATAACTGAGATTAGAGGATGATCCGAATCATATTCGTGCCCCATCATTGCCGAAAATACATTAGATATAACATCAAGTTCTTTTGGTAAACTTTTTAATTGAACCCAACGTTTGCGTACATTGAAAATGCGAGGAAGGTAATTCCACGGTGTCATGTCGCCGTAGGAATAAATGGCATATGGCTGTTTCTTATGCCAGAGTTCTGAGAATTCCTCAAAAGTTAACTTGTTATGGATTGGATACCATG